ATGTCGCTCATCTGCATTTATCGGGTGTCCATATCGAAGGTCGTAGCGAGTCGGTAATTGAACTTCCCGCGCTTCCAGTTCAGCAATACGCTTGCACCCATCAGAGATAACTCCCTCGTAATACTCGCGCTGCTCGTTGAGTTTTGATTTTGCTGCTTCAAGCTCAACGAGCAGCTTCCCAACCGTAAGCGCAATATCCTCGTTCTCCTGGTCGCGGCGTTTGATGTATTGCTGGTTTCTTTCCTGTTCATCCAGCAGTGCCAGCACGGTAGCCGGGTTAGCCTCTGCTATGAACTCAGCGTTTGCATAAGCCTGAGCATCTGTTTCAATCAGGCAGTTAACATGACGTTCCGCAATCACGCCACCGGGTTCTCCTTTCCATTTTTGACAAACAAAAACTCCTGTTAAATTGCCGTGTTGGTTAACAGATGTATGCCCTACGATGTAGCTTCCTTTAGTTGCTTTCTCTGCCTTTTCACGCAGTACCTGATAGTTAATCTCGCTCATTTTTCTCTTCATTCCGGTATACAAGAATTACAACGTCACCTCTGCTAATTACGCGAGCTGGATCCCCTGGTTCCATGCTGTCAATCCCGAAGGCTTCGAAAAATGCATCCATTGCCTTCTGGCGTTGCTCCTGCTTACGGCGTTTATTCCATTTTTGAACAACAGTGACAGCCATCGTCCGCTGCAGAACATGATGTAGAAATAACCAAGAAGTGCCAGGCCGGTGTTCAGGGCCATATCAATCGTTATCGCCGGGTCAATATTCACTGCCCACCTCCTGAAAAATCACCGCATGGCCCAGTTTCTCCGCCAGTGCCAGCTCAGCCCTTGCACCTGCCGACTGCTGCCAGCCTTTCAGCATGTAAACCGCATCCACGCAACGGAGCATTGCCATGCAAATATCCATGTAGTGTGGTTGAGTCAGCCCGTCCGGAAGTACTGCCGGGTTTAAAACGGTATGCCCTTCCCGTTTCAGCGCATCTTTCGCCCTGTGAAACGCCTCGCGGTTGAAATTTTCATATCCCGTCATCGGACCGGCGATATAAATCCTCACCCTCACTCCTGAACCCTCCTGTCGAAATAAACGTAGTTATTCACTGCGCCCAACTTCATCCCAAACTTTTCGGCAATTTCCCGTCGGGGTACGCCACGCTGATGCAGTTGCCGCGCCAGCTCAATATCACGCTGTGAATATTTTGCCGACGGGTGAAAATCACCCCGTAAAATCATGCTGATACCCAGTTCCCGCGCTTTCGTCCTGACGGCTGACTCACTACGACCAATCAGATAACCGATGCTTTCGACTCTCATCGTTCCCGCACACTGCCGGAGTATCAGGATTTCAGCCCAGCGCCACTTCTTCCAGCCACTCACCGCTGCTGCTCTCTGGTGGCGGTAATATCCCGGAGAATATCCCTGTGTTTGTTCAGTTCCCGCAGCGCAGCACAGACTCGCTCCCACTTCTGGACATCACTTTTCGCCCGGCGCAGCTCGCGGTTAGCCACATGCAGCGATGGTAGAATCAGGTCATCTGCTTTCATTTCGGTGATCGATGGCTGTAACCTCACAATGTCTTCCACGATTTCTGTTTTCATTTCTTCCTGTGCCATCATTTCCTGTACTGGTAACGCAACACCTGCTGGCTGAGGAAAGGCTTTACCATCGGTTTCCGCTACGGATGCAGCTTCCGGCTCTGCCGGTAAATCAGCGCCCGGTATGCAGTAACGAAATTTACCGCCCTGATTCACGCGAATCAGACGCCCTTTGCTGATTGCCATGGCCAGCGATGAATTCGCCCGGCGCGAGGTAATCCCGAACATCAGTGCCAGCTCATCCGCCGTTTGTGGGCCATGTTGTTCAATCGCCTCAGTCAGCATTTGCGCTGTCACTTTCGGTACCGGTGACACCGGTTCACTTTCACCAGCCTGAATCAGCCACCACATCGAACCCTTGTTATCCGCTTCACCGCGGCGCTTCAGTTTCCACAGTTCGTTGACCGCATCTTCACGGCTGATTCCAAGGCGGGCCGCCACTACCTGTGAAGAGGCTCTTTTCAGTGCTTTCAGTGCGTCAAATACGGTTTCCATTAATATTTCCTCCGGACAAAATTACTTCACAACCCTCATATTGCTGACATTTGGACGCCAGCTATCCCAGTTAAACGTCACCCATCGACCACCGTTCATGGTCATGCGGTCCATAATCCTCTCACCAAGAAGCGTACTCATTGCGGCATGATTCAGGTTTGTTAACATCCCGACACTGCACAGTGATGCTGTCCGGCGATCAATTATCTGGTGCAATACCACCTGCTCGTTTTTCGTCTCCCGCTGAACGCCTATTTCATCCAGGACCAGCAAATCAACCCCGCAAAGCTCCTGTAAAAATTTTTCCCCGGATTTGCCGTTGTCGTAGCTGTCATGCAACACGCTCATGACGTCAGACACGGTGACGATAATCACGCTGCGCCCCTTCACCATCAGCCGGTTGCCCATCGCCGCTGCAAGGTGATTTTTCCCGGTGCCGGTTTTACCGCTGAACACAAAATTCGTGCACCCGGTCATCAGTTCGTCAGCTATGGATTTGGCCTGGCTCAGCGCGTATTTTTGCCCGTCGTTCTGCACCTGATAATTTGCAAACGAGCATTTGCTGTGCAGAGGCTGGATGCCCGAACGATTCAGGATTTTTTCCACCCGCAACTGGCGATTCTGGCGGTTAATCTCCTCGCTGCGTTTTCGTCCTTCAGCAAGTTGCCATTCCCGCCACTCCTCCACCGTCCGGTACGGTGGAACCGACCCCTGTGGTGCAAGTCTGCGAATACGTTCAAGAACCCCAACTGCCGCAATGTTTTTCATGACACGTCACCCCCTGAATCCCGGCGGTATTTCAGTGTCCGGTTCAGAAATGTGATTCACGCAACGCTGCGCAGGCGAACGCCCCAGGCGGATAACCAGTTCATCCCATTTTTCCCGGAGTTTTGCCGGACTCATGATGTTTTTTACCCAGAACGAATCCCGCTGGAGACGCTCAAACATTTCACAAATTTGTCTGTGAGTTCTGCCATCCAGCATCCGCATTGTGCGAACGTCATTGGCCCATGCTGTCCAGTTGGGTTCTTTCGGTCTAGTGATCTCGCCATCATAGCTGGCCGCCTGCTCGTAAAGACTCACGATTCGTCCCCAGATCCACTGTGCGCACACCAAATCTTCCTGACTTCCCCACTGGCGTTTTTTCGCACTGAACACAACCGCGTCAGGGTGTCGGGTTAAAAAATCCTGTTCAGCCGTCTGCGGGTCCGGTTGCGAAGCGTCCGGACAAGAAGATCTTTTATCTGACGGATCAGGTTTTAATACTGACGGATCGGGGTCAATCATCGCCCCCCTAATCGGCAGTTTTTTATCAACAGTTGATCCATCAAAATTTGACGGGTCAACCGTTGAGGGGTCAATATTTGACGGGTCAACTGTTAACGGGTCATTTTTTGCCGGGCTAATTTTTCTTTTCGGTTTATATGACTCACGCGCCGCCGCCGCAGCTGCTTCGAGTTTTTCCACATTAAGCCGATAGATATTGCTTACATTACGCCCACCGACCTTACGCTCTTCCTTCGTCAGCCAGCCCTCTTTCGCCAGTTCTGCAATAGCCGATTTCACTGTGGATTCACTTCTTGCACCGATCTGACGCCGGATAGTTTCAATGGCAGGCCATGACACGCCCTCGTCATTGCTGTAGTCTGCAAGACGGGCCATAACCGCCACCCTGGATAAGATCATGCCGGTGAAGGCGCACCCTTCCCAGACAAGACCATGAAGCTTGCTGCTCATAAAACCCCCGAACACCGTGCTTTTAGTGCATCACCACAGCATTCCCTGCCGGGCCGCCGCGATTCATCTGGTCATACAAAACAACCGCTGACGCAACAAAATCATCGACATCCTTCACCAGCCGATCCCTCCGTTCGACGATCTCACGGTAATATTCAGAACTGTGGCTGCGCATACGGGCCACCAGCAAAGGCGGCATCGCCTTTTCGATCGCCGGTAACAGAGCCTGCATTTTTTCAACAGCATCAGGGGTGTCTTTATCCAGCCAACGGAAAATTTTCTGGGTATTACGGGCCAGGGCTTCCGGATGGCTGTCGTCATACAGTTCCGGGAACGTCATTCCCAGCTCGAAATACGCTTTGGTAATTTTCGCAGCCGGTACTTTTTCGCCGTCCGGATGCGCCCAGACATTCATCGCCATGCGGATGTGTTCATGCTTGATTTTCATGAATCATTCTTTCCTTCGTTCGAGGTGCTATCCTGCTTCTTGTAAAGTTCTGGGTTGTATTTCAATTCACCGTTAGTAATTTCATCCAGTTCCATTGCGCGAAGTTTGGGAATAACTGCTTTCCACCGCACAACAGCCACATGTGAAATTCCAAGAGCCTCAGCTACTAGTCGCTTTTTTTTGAAATAGCGCAGAACATCATCTTTGAACATAAAACTCTCCTGTTATTTCGAGCAGAAGGGTAACAATAGTTACATAACAATGTCAACCATAGCAACATCACTTGGTAGTAACATTGGTTACATGAAAAACACTATCAGCGAACGTATTCGGAATCGTCGAAAAGACGTTGGATTAACCCAACAGCAGGTTGCGAAAGCAATCGGCATATCTCGTGTATCCGTAACAAAATGGGAAAATGGCTCTTCAAAACCTGACGGTGAGAATTTGTATCTACTGTCAAAATTGCTTTCCAAATCTCCTGAATGGATTCTTTATGGAAAGGACTGTCACGATAAAACCGATGATCTGCGTCTGAATCAGTACCCTTACATTAGTGACAACATCGCCCGGTTGCCCGTTTTAACGTGGGAACAGGCTGGTTATTGGGATATGAGTTGTCCAGTAACCAAGATTCCTGGTATTAATAACTGGGTTGATGTCATGACAAAAACCGCTGAAAACTCTTTTTTATTGCATGTTGAGGGAGATGCGATGACAAACTCTAACGGCCTCCCAACCATCCCCGACGGATCTACCGTGCTGATCACACCATGCTCAAGTAACATTAGAGAACTGGTGGGAAAAATAATCTTAATCCAATTGGAAGGAACGCCAAACGTAACACTAAAAAAAGTTGCGATTGACGGACCAAACATCTATTTGTTGTCACTGAATCCGCTTTACAAACCCATCGAACTGAATGGTGGTTACACCATTAAAGGTAAAGTTTCACAAATACATCAATACTTAGACTGAGTCAGAACCCGCATTCATTGCGGGTTTTTTATGCCCTCAAATGTACCTTTTGCAACATTGTATTGACTCGAAAGGTAACTCTTGTTACCTTAACAACATACCAACCCACACCGCCCCACAGAACGCAGGGAAATACTTCGAGTTACCCGGCAGTGGTCAGGGGTTAAGTAGCCAGCCCGAGGCGTAAGAACATGACGGCAGGGTTCAACTTTAATAACTATGCAGCAGGTTTTTGTTCCGCTACCCCGGCGTTAAGGGGAAATGAGGTCAGCATGGATACTATCGATCTTGGCAACAGCGAATCTCTGGTATGTGGCGTGTTCCCCAACCAGGACGGTACGTTCACCGCGATGACGTATACCAAAAGCAAAACGTTTAAAACCGAAAATGGTGCCCGTCGCTGGCTGGAAAGAAACTCAGGTGAGTGATATGGATT